ACCAATTCTTTCTTGGTTTCATCCCACTTCCAGACAACTTCAGTATATACTTTCATTATTCCCTTAGATCATTGCTGGAATAATCTATTCCAATAAATAAAACAGTTGCAGGAAACGGTTGGGTCACACGAACCAATACCGATCCTTCATCAAATGTCTGATTGCCAACACGGAATACTTTAACTCCAGTAAATAATGGGACTGCTTCTCCTGCTGCATCAGAACCCTGTCTGAATATCATTTGATCCAAACCATCACTATCGGCTCCAATCTCAATACCCATAGATTCCAGTAATTTGATGGAAATCTGATGAAGCCTTGTTTTGGCTCCCAACATATAAAGATTCTGTTCTCTTGCTAATGGAAGTGTTTCCAGATCAGAAGTATAAGTTAATCCAACTCTTGCCCTAGTAACTTTTGTTCCAAGAGTAATTGCTCCACTTGCGACTGTCTTGGAAGGCTGAACTGCAGATTGCCCCAGAATGTCAACAGATTGGCCTTCTAAGTGGGTTAAATTAGAAACAGTACCTGTGTACTCAAGAATAGTTACTGTGCCTGTACCTGTATCTGAAACGGTTACATCCTCAGTCCAGAATGTCAGAGTAGTATTTGCATTTGTTGCAGTAGTATCTGCAGATAAAGTAAATAGCGTTACACTATCTACAGAACTGACGGTTGCAGAAGCAGGGATTCCAGTACCAGTGACTCGCATACCAGCCGTGATTGCACTGGTATTATCCATTCGTATGATTTTAGGATTACTTCCAAAAGTGCTTCCTGCTCCAGCAGAGTGATCGGTATCACATGTTGCATCTGTAAATTCAGGTTTTGTTGCAACCTTGATTACAGTTGTTGTCTTACTTAATGTTAAAACATAATAAATCTTATCTGTTTCCAATCCGGTAGGGAGATCCCTGGTTGATTCAAATCCAACCAAATCTCCTGCAGATAAACCATGCACTGCACCAAATGTCATCACACTTGAAGAAACTGAAGATAGTGTAATATCTGCACTGGATGCCTGTATCGTTTGATTCAGTTCCAATCCTGAATCTACAAAATGTGCTTTTGCAGGAACAATATCGTTTTGATCATAGAACCGTTCAAAATACTCGACATAGCGTTTTGTTGCATCATTGATGGTTCGTTTCACAACCATCCATACCTGATCATGGGTTGAAGTGGGAATTGATGCTATGTCTTCAACAACTGCAATGCTTCTATCAGTTCCATTGAAGGTTCCTCCCATTTCATGAGTTGACCATGCAAACATATTGAATTGATTCACATAAGTCATTGCAACGAGTTTCCCATTATCCAATACACCCCAAACCAGATGATTCGGTTGTTTCTGGAAAACAAGCTTCTTTATTCCACTTAATGTGATGTCTTCTGCTCTGACGGTTACATCAAGAGTCTTTTGTCCTTCTTCTTGTTGAGTGAATGGGATTTCACGGACTACTCTTTTACCTCTTTGAATGAAAAGAAGATTCTGGTCAATCTGAACTGCATTGGTCTGATTTGCGACTTCATAAGAAGTTGCTTTTTCAATCGTGAAATTAAAAGGAGTGAGAGTATAGGAAGTCTCTGTACCATAGAGATTGAATACTCCTCCTGTCGTTCCTAATGACAGTTTCTTTCCTGCTATAATCCAATTGATGCGGTCAACTGTATCCGAATCAATGGTCAGTGTTACGGCATTATCATCATTGATCTGATCTGCAACAATACGGGCTCCTGTTGCAGAATAGTCATTGGATGCAATACCAGCAGTTTCAGTAGGTGCATAATCATAGAAATCACCTGATCTTGAAAACCAGATGGTCTGTGGATAAAGAGCAGTTCCTGCAAATACCAGCCTTTGCTGATATATATCAACAGTTCGAGGCCAACCGTCTGCAGAACCCCATGCACTTATCCTCCATTCGGTAGTCGCAGTTCCAGATCCATAAGCAACTATATCCTTAACACATGTCCCGATAACAACCGTTGTTGATAAAACATTAGTTATTTTCATATAACCCCATTTTATCTGTTCTGATGGAATGGGATTGATACGGATTAAACGACCTACATCTGTAGAAGATGCATAATAAGTTGTTGATACAGAATTGATGGTTGATGTTGTAGTAGATCCTGTCACATCAAAATAAGCACCGGATACAGTTAGTTTGACATAATCATCCTTGTCAAACTTTTTGGTACTTATTGTTACAGTTACATCTGTATTACTTTCATGAAATGTAACAGGAGGATCAGGAGCTCTTGAAGTTAAACCCTCTGATAACTGGAATGTATTAGCTGTTGCATTAATAACATAATATGCCTGAGATTTTGGATGATAAGTTTCTTCTGATGCAGTTACAGAAATTGTTTGTCCATCCAACAATCCATGATTCTTTAATTGAAGCCAGCTTTCTGTTTCATCAACGTATGCTTCACCAATAGATACAGTGCTAATGCTGGTTCCATGCTCACTTGCATACATGGTTGTTGTTGTCTGATTAATATCAGCCCATGGTCCATCTTCAAAATCTATCTCTGCAACGGCCCAAAGCGTGTCATCAGAAGCTCTTCCTGCAGTGGAATCATCAGCAGTCCTTGTCAGTTTCCTGGGTTTATAATCAGGATGGGCAAGAAAGATGATGTCTGCAGATTGAGTAAAGATAATGTCATCAAGCTCCGATGCCGACCAGGGTACATTCGTACTTATTTCATAAGCCGTGGTTGTTGATCCGGTTTCATAAAGAACTGCACCATTTTTGAAGAACCGGATATAGGTTGCACCAAACTCCAGAATATAAGAATCACCAGCACCAAAATTAAAAGGGATCAGTCTTACCTGACCATCAGACTTAGTGGAAGCAGCATAATACGTTCCTGGTCTTCTGGTAACAGAGCCTTGGGGCAGAACCACCCAGTTCTTTAAAGTCTTGAGAGCAGCAGCATATGTCGGCTCATCTACAAGACCCTGGAACCTGGGAGATACCTGACCTTCGGTAAAACGTGACTGAACCGCTTTAAACCGTGCCATCAGCTATACGAATATCCTGTCGATGGAGTGCTGATATTCCGTCTATTTGAATAGCCTCGTCTTGCCAGTAAGAATTCGTCTGATTCAATCTTCTCTGGAGTTCCCTCCATTGCATCATTGGATCTAGCTTCACTCAAAGCAAACTGGAACTTTTGCCACATCTCTCTTTTCAGATCGAGGTTGCCTGTCAAGGTTTCTGCTATTTCATAGCCGAGTCTCAGCGCAATTGCCTGAATCAGAGTGGCATCAAAAAGGGTGGTATCCGTAACTTGGGCGATGTAACGAATTTTAATCGAACTGCCGTCAGAAACAATATTCCTTCCTTCTATCTTCCACTCTTGATCAGGATCGTCTACTTCCAGAACACGAAGGCAGTCTGTAGGTAACGCAAAGGAGTTGGAATAACCCCAATTCGGAGTACCTGAAACTGCCAAAGTTGCCCTGGAAGTTGCACAATTCCAAGGATGAGTGCGAAGAACAGCATCTCTTGTATCATCAAAACGGAGGTTACAAGCCCTCGCTCTTGAATTCGCTTCTGTCATGCTTGTGATTAATTGATCACCCAGGTTAGATAAAGCGATATTACAGATGTCTACTTGAGATGCCATGTGTCCTCCTTACTCAACTACATAGTGAACGCAAAGTGTGATTTCAGCAGCATTGTTGATTGCTGCATCAAGAATCGACACTTTAATGTCCAGCATTCCACCTGGATCAGCAGAGACCGAAGCCATGTGATCCCATGCTGGAAGAATACCTGCGGTATGATCACTAATCAGAGATGCACTGCTTGCTGATGTGCAATCAAGCCCATTAGTAAGTGCATCAACATCATATCCTGCAGACAATTCTGCAGTGATGGCATTCCAATTCTCTTTGGTAGCCCAAAGGCCGACATCAAGAGTTGGAGATCCTGAAGATGCCAGATCATCCCAATAAATGGTTGAGGTTGGAAGAATGATCGCATTCGAGGGAATGCGAGCCAGATGATAGGTTGATGTTGCAGAATCATCAGAAGCCGTAGTTACGGTATCAACTGAGATTCGCAGTTTGCCATAGCTGAATCGGGAATCGAGTACAGCAATAGGCTCAACCATGCTTGCATAGGATGCCAAGGGGCTGCTTGTTACAAAGCTTCCGGTCTTGGACCCAATATTAGCAGTAACGGCCATATTATTCCTTTATGGTTCGGGTTATTGATTAAGCACCTTGTTTGCACTCGATTTCGACAATTCTGTCTTCTTCGAGGCGAACGGAGCCAATGGTCATCGTCAGGTACAGTTGGTTTGCATAACGCTTATCAGGACGAGGATCGGATCGACCAGTAATGTCTCTCCATACGCAAAGGCCAAGGCCATCACGATGAAAGGCAATACAACGGTTAATCGTTGGTGTCTCTGAGTTTACGGTAGACAAAGTCCGAGTATTGACGAGTTCGGATTGAATGAACCTGAATCCCATAAAGGTATCCACGCGTCCTTCTACCAATGCTCTAACCGAGTTGTAATCAACTGATCCAACCTGGGTTGTTTTGAGCAAGCTGGCGATTTCATCTGCAGTACAAACAATGAACAGATTTGGATCTTGTCCTTCGTTGTAATGAAGAGCTTCGTTCTCCATCAGAATCTTCCGTGCAGCAATCAGCTTATCCACGGTCATACTGGTATTAGCAGTATTGTCACCTCCATACGGAGCATTATTGACACGAACAAGTCCTGCTACACCTCCGTTAGTAGCAATCGCATTTTCAGGAAGTCCATCAGCAGCAATTGAAGATGCGGGCCAGGAACAAGTATTTCCTGCTGCCTTTCCAACCGAAACATCCGCAAAGGCTGCATCAATGATAACCTGATCCATGGCACGAGACATTGCTGCTGCACCATTTCTGACATACATCGACTGAGGATCTGCAAGAACACGCAGAACATCC